ACCACCATCAGGATTAGTAAGTAGTCCACCACCTTGAATGTAGAAGCTTCCACGATCTGATGAATTTTCGTATCCTACATGAAGGTCTGTTGAACTTCCTTGAAAATCTGAATCTTTTTTGAAAGATGCATTATTTTCTACGTTGACGTAGAATCCTGCAAACGCAGGTGATATTGCTGAAGCAGCAACTACAGCTAAAAGTTTTTTAAGCATTTAATTAATTAAATTAAAGCCATATGCTACATCATTTATTATTTTTTACACGAATCATTGGTCAGTTTTGATTATGACCAAGGAACACCAGTAGATCTTGTAGGAGTTTTAGATTCTGTAATCTGTGCAGCAATAGATGTTTCCACTGCTGTTACCTGATCAGCACCCATAGCAGCCTTCGCCCATGCAATAGCGTTATCTTTAGTGATAGAACCATAAGCAATGAAAGATCCACTATCGGCTTCTGCAAGCCCTACAGCACCGTAAGAAGAACCAGTATGTACTACGGCAGAATCACCACTTCCTACAGTTTCAGAGTCACTAGCAGTCCAGTGAATAGTTGTTACAACATCAGATAAACTTCCTACAGTTTTGGTTGCGTCTAAAGCAACGACATTCCAAGTTACAGCCATGATAATAATTAATAAGGGTTTATAAAGTTAAGCAGCCTGCTCAACAGTTTCTACAAGTTCCTTAAGAGTTTTAATGTTGTAAAGCTCTAAGTTGTTCTTGCATTTTTGCTATCTGCTGCTCAATCTGTTGTGCTTGAGCAAGATTAGTATCAAAACGTTGTTGCACTTCTTTTAGTTTTTCTTCGGGTGTCATAATAAATTAATTTATTTTTATTCTACTAAGCAGTTTCAAGAGCTTCAACCTTGGCTGATAGTTCCTGTACTGCTTTAACAAGCATGGGAATTATAAATTTTTCATTTACTCTTAAAACATTTTCAATTTTATTGCCATCTACAGTAATCTCTTCAGAAAAGTTTTGTATTAAATTACTATCAACAGACTGAACTTCTTGAGCAATAAAACCATATAGAGTATCTTTTTCTGCGTCACAAAAACCATCTATCCAATTAAATGAAACTGGCCTTAAAGACTTAATAGATGATAAACCTTTATCAATGTCAACTACATTTTTCTTAACTCTAGAATCAGACGCATTATGTATATTTGTGCCAGATGGTGCTCCTATGTTCCCAGACGTATCTATGGTCATTCTTGTTGCTGATACAGTACGGAAAGTTAAATTCGCACTATGCAGCGTTCCAAATGTTCCATCATTAATAAATTGCAGTCCAGTTGATGCAGTAGTTCCAACAGTAAATTGACCTGTAGAAACTTGCATGTTTCCAGAGGAATCTATTGTCATGGCTAACGCTTCAGTTCCACTGCTACAGGTATGAAATTTTATAGATGTATTACCAGAAGAAGATGACGCTTTCATATTTAGGACACCACTGCTTCCACCATAATTTAGTTTTGCTGTAGAATTTGCACCAGAATTGCTGTCTCCAAAGAATATTTCTCCTCCTACACAATGTAAAGTTGCTGATGGACTTGTAGTCCCGATACCTACGTTTCCAGATGAATTTATACGCACCATAGGGGTGACTAACGATCCATTTGTATTAAAATCTAGTGTTTCATTTCCATGAGTATAGATAATATTCCCTGCAAACTCCGCTGATCCTGTTGTGGCATCTGAAAAAAATATCGCTCCAGTGTTTGAAGTACCACTTCTGATTGTTATTCCAGAATTACCACTGTCAGCTATTGTCAAATTATCAGCCGTTGAAGCACCTTCAGTAGTAGTGCCAATCAGTACCCTTTGAGAGGAATCTATTGTCATAGCACGAGTACCACCTGTTGATATTTCAAAAGTATCAGCAGCAGAACTAAAAATACCTGTATTTAAATCATCTCTAAAAGCTAATGCTGGTGTACTTGCAGATCCATCTTCCAGCGTAAACGTCCCATCAAGTTGAAATAGTTCTATGTAATCATTATTTGCCGCGTTTCGTATTTTCATTACATTATTTTGCGTATCAGCAAAAAATTGAAAAGCATAAGTTGTTGATGGTGCTGAAGATCCAGAATTATTGCTTGCTATTGCCTGTAAAACATTATTTATATCAGTTCTTACAGCGGCTCCTGTTCCGTTGTCTATTACGTAATCATGTGTTGCCATTTCTTAACCTAAAATTTTATCTAAGTATATCCTAAACCAGTATTAACTACCACGCCCAAAACCTACCGCAGTATATTTAAAGTTTCTATTTACATTGCTTGATCCATTTTTAATATCTATATCAAAGCCGCTCCCTGTGATATTTGACAAAGTAAAGAAATCCCCTGAATGTGCATTTTCTATCGTAATTCCTATTGAAGGTAAAACAGAATTAGCAGCAACACTTGTTCCGGATTGACCTGTAAAAAAACTTTTTGTAAACGATACTGACTTTGTTGATGTTCCAGAAGCTATAAATCCACCTGTTGAAGCTGCTGCATTACCAAGACTTGTTTCTGTTCTGGTATCCATCTCCGCAACATATCCCATTTGTTTCATTGCTATAGATTGTGCAGGGTCTTTTGTTTCTAATTCACATTTAAATTTAAATCCTCTTGCTTTAAAAGTTCCATTAACAAAAGTATTAAAAGGAGTAAATTTATTACTTATTGTGCAATCTCCACTTGCAGAAATGATATTACCAACAGAACTAGGTGTAATAACATTAAATTTATTAGTCGGATCAGAAGGGTCTAAACTTTGTACAACAAAATCATGATCAATATTTTTATTCTGAGCAAAACCACTTGTAAAAGTTATAAATACTAAATCCCCTATTTTTAAACCATGACTGCTTTTAGTTATTTGTGTCAAACCAGCAGACATTAAATATTGTGCTGAAATTGTTGTATCGGGATCTAAATCAGTTGTCGCTACAAGTAATTTTGCATCAACATCAACGGCTGAAAAATCAGCACCATCAAAATCAGTCCATGTGTTTATATTTCCTCTTCTTGTATCTATAGTATCTTGAGCATAAAAACCGTCAGTCACAAAATGTCTTCTTAGTTTTAATGGATGAATAGCACCTAAATCTAAACTGTTTGCAAATAAATAAAATCCTCCTGTAGTATCAACATTTCCTAAAATATCAAAATTTAATATGTTATCAAAATCACTAACAGTATCTAATAAATCTAAAGAACCAAGAACTAAGGCACTTCTACCTGTACTGAAGAAGCAGTCATTTTTAACACCTTGAAAAGGTGGACTGTCATTATCTTCTCTATCTGTAAAAACAGACAGTTTTGTTAATGTTTCTGGACTTGTAAAAATTACAGAAGTTTCTCCAGAGCTTAACCGCCCACCATCATCTTTAAATTTTAAAATATATTGACCTTGATCTCCAATATTAGGAACTATTGCTTCAGTTACATTACCACTTGCATCTTTTTCAACACTAGTAGCGTCACTAAATTTTGCTTCACCTGTACCAAGATTACTGCCTCTTATAACGACTGTACCTCCATGCACTACATCCACATCTGTAGACTGATCAAAACGCAATCTAACTAATTGATCTGATACAGGTTCAATCTGTAAATTCTGTACCTCAGCAGGCAAAGCAGTTTTACCTTCAGCAACAAAATTATTAATTTCAGAGGCCGTTGTGCTTAATATACCTAATGCATTATATGATTGAACTTTAAATCTATAATTACCTTTTCTAGATTCAAAAAGTTCAAAGTCTGGTCGTGATATTCTAAATACTTCAACACTGTCATTTTCAAATTGTGATTCAACTCTGTATTCTTTAACACCTTGTATAGGTTGCCATGAAACAAATATTTTAGAAACAGCACGATTGTTTAAAACAACAATTTGTTCTATTGCTGTGAGATTTGATGGTGAAGGTTTTACATCTAATAATGTTGTTATATTACGTGGTTGTGCTGCGACATTTGCTTCAACCTGAGAATATTTATCAGGATCATGAATAATTGCTGAAACTGTATATTCTGTCTCACTTGATTCTTCAATAGAAATCACTCTATATGTTTGAAATTCTACAGATGTATTTTCTATAGCCCAAACACTATTTGCTTGTGGCACTGCTGAAAAAGCAGAGGATACAGTAATTGTCTTATCAGATATAGTACTTATTGATCTAGTTTCCATAGTTCCGTCAGGTAAAACAACAGAAAGAGTCGCAGCATTTTCTGTAGTCAAATCTGTATTATTTGCATCATCAACAATGATCTGTGTAGTAGAAACACCTGTGTTTATACGTCCACCTCTACGAACACCAGCCCTCAAACTATCTGCAATTCCAATTATCATTGAAGGTCTAACAATAACGCCAGCTTCTAATGTTGTTGTAAAGCTGCATATTTCTGTTTCTCTTAAATTTGTATATAAAAACCAACGGCCTAACCTGTTCGCTTGTCCTCTTGACGTACAGGCAAAAGCTTTAATTGTTTTTCTAGTCTTGCCATATTTAGAAGGAAAAGATGATAAAGCAGTTACATCACTAGCTGTTATTAATTCATAGTTAATTTTCTGTGTGTCATTATCAAAATAAGATACTTCCACTTCTGTAAATTTAGTTCTCTGACCTGTTCCTGTATATGTGAACCCACTTTCTGTTACATTTGCATTAGTAAATAAATAAACTGCATCAGAGGTATTTGTATCTGTATTTGTAGGTCTATCTTGTCCTATTTGTAATGTGCCAACACTATAAAAGGGCATGGCGTTCATTACAGCACATAGATCATTAATAACTGTGTAAGCATCATTTTTCTGATTTAAAATTACATTACAACTAAATCTTGGTTCATCTTTGCCTGTTATAGGATCTGTAATTATTTCACTTGCATATTTAGATGCTTGGAAAAAAGAAAACACATCCAATGAATCTTCAGATATAACACCCTCTGGGCCACCAAAACCTTTATCTGTTGTTAATAAGTCATATAAAATCCAAGCTGGATCTGCACTCCATTCTTTGTCATCTTTAAAAGTACCGTTGAAAGTACCACTGTAAGAAATAGCTCCATTATCTACATCTACAGTTCCGTTATGAGGAATTTTAATTTTTGTACCCTTTACCCTATACATTCTTTTTGGGAAGGATTGAAAAGATTGTGCATTAAATCTTAAAGCTACATAAGCAAAACCTTCGTAAGCTTGTGGTTGTGTAATTATTGTTGTTAAGGATAAAAAATTAGTTTTATTTGATAAAGTAGATACAGTGCTGTCAGGGGTATCTCTTATTACTGTGACTGTTAAAGGAAATTGCAGATTTGAACTTTCTAAATCAATCTCATAATCTTTTACAAAAGGACTTGAAGCTTTACCATTTATAGAATCTTCTACGACTGGGTTATGTGCAGTTCCATCATTTTCTGTTATACGTATTGATATTTTTACTTCTGTACCAAGTATATCGCCATCAGTGGTGAAATTTTGCAAAGATGGAATTTGTATAGATACTCTTATAATTTTTATTAATTCATTACCATCTGCATCTTGAACACCTGTTATTGATCTTGAAACAGATGTATCTTTTGTTATTTCAACTCCCACAGGTATTGTATTTTCTACTCGATCAGGGCCAAACGTATCAAATGAGCTAAGTGGATCTTGATTAATAGTTCCATTTCTAAAAAAAACTTCTACATCTTCAAAATTAGAATCTCCATTAGCATTTACCAAAGGCGTATTATCTAAAAAAATATCTCTTCCAATATTTAAAGAATCTGTAGTAGTTGGTTTTGTATTTGTTGGACTTCTAAACCCTTCAATTTCGCCATAACCTAACAAATCTATAACTGTTGCAAATTGTTTACTTCTTAAACCACCTTCTATTAAATCAGGGTCTAACGCTCTTTTGTCAGGTCTTCCACCAAATAATTCATCATCAACTAATCTAGGCATAATGAATCAATCTTGATGTCTTGCTTTAATTTTAACAGTGTTGTCTGCTGAATTTCCATAACTTTGACTATTCCACTGTCCTAGAGAAGTTTCAAAAGTATTTGTAGCAACATTTTCAACTCCAAATCTTCCTCCTTGATCTATAGTTGGATGACCAGCTAAGGGTCCTGTAAGAAAATCTAAACGAACACTCTCGCCATTTTTTAAACCATGATTATCAATATGTATAGTAACTCTATTTCCAGATTGCCCATAAGTACCTTCATCAGTTAAAACTGACACTAATTGAACAGTATCAACTCCTGCACTGACCAAAATTGATCCGCTAAATACATGTCCATATAAAATTGGCACTGGAACACCACTAGTGCTGATATTTTGTATGCCAGAAAAATTATATGATCCCCGTATATTTGGATCTGTATCACCAATAGAGCTTTGATTTGTTGCTGGTCGATTATTACTTAATAATTCAGTCGCAAGAGTTACACCAGCCACCGTAGCAAAAAGACTAAAACCTCCTGTAAAGAAAGCAGTTACAAAAGGAACTGCATTTCTGACGACAAAATTAAATGCGTCTTCAACAAAATCAACAATAAAATCCGAACCAACAGCTACAGGTATAATTTGTATTTCACCTTGACCTTTTAATGATAATAAATCTTGAGTTATTACATTTCCATTCATTTTTACTTTATAAAAATTACTTTTCATGTGGCTTTCAAAACCAGCAAAATTTGCTTTTAAAAAATTAAAAGCCTGTTCTGGTGAACTAACAGCAGCTTTAAAAGTTGACTGACCTAAAAATTTTCTTAATTTTCCATATACCTTTATTGTTTTAAGCTGCATATCTATAAACACCTCTAAGTGCTTTTTGGTATTTTAAACCATAAAATTCTCT